CGTGCCACTTGATGGGGTAGCAAAAGTGGGGATTTCTTACTGATGGAACACCCGATCACACCACCGACGGAGCTGATGCAGCAGTGGAGGCGCACTGCGCCACATCCATCTAACGAGACTGAGCACTACCACTACATCACTCTTTGCGCCGCCCAATGGGGTGCCGACCAGGAGCTGGAGGCGTGCTGTGAGTGGATTCACGACTGGTACGGCATTGCGTTAGGGAAGGTTGTTAGAAATCTCCGCGCCGCCCGCCGCCCTAAGCCGCCGAGATTGAAAAAGCAGGCGCTTCACGAGCTTGCTGATGTTTACGACAGAGACAAGATCGGCGACAGCACTTACGACACCATCCGCCGCGCACTGGAGGCATTGCCCAATGACTGACCTATCACCCGCTGCTCAGGCGGTGGTGGATGCGTTTAAGGATCAAGTCGAACTCACTTGGCTGACCAAAGACCCTGAGCAAGTTGGACTAGCCGCCGCCATTTGCTCATTGGCGGTTCAGGTGGTGCCGGTTGAGGTGCATCCTGAGGTCTACGAAGACTGCTGCCAGTATTCAGACGTGAAAACCCGCGCTGCAATCCGCGCCGCCATCCTCGCCATCGCCACCGAACTGGAGGGAACCAATGACCCAGCCTGACTTCCGCGCTGAGCTTGAAAAGCTGGTGGACCTTTATGAAACACTTGGCGGGAATTGGTCCCCTTATGGCTACACGGACACCTGGAACGATGCGCTAGCTGTCGCCCGCACCGCCCTGGCCACCCCACCGCCAAAGCCGCCGACCGCCATAGAGATCATTGATCTTTCAACAGAGATTGACGACGCAGGGCTCGGCATTGTTGAGTTCACCCGTGCCGCGCTTGAGAAGTGGGGGCATGGCTGACACCTTCACCGCCGGGGGGCTGCGCATCGAGCGCCGGCATGACCGCTGGAACGGGATCAGCTACATGGCCTGGAAGCCCCACGTCTCGATGCTGTTCACCGACACCAAGGAGATGCTGCGCTTCATCGGCTGGCCTCGCAAGACACCTACGGGTGATGCGTTGCGGGAGTGGCTCACCGGCTCCAACGCAGCGCCACCTGAGGCACCCTCAGCAGAGGCCAGCGGCTTCGGCCCTGACCCTGAAGACCCCAACTACCAAACCAAAACCATTATATGAATTGCCCTAAATGCGATCATGATTCAGTATTTGTTTTGCAATCAAATACCATGAAGCCCAATCATACAACACGTCAGCGCGAATGCAAAGATTGTAAACACAAGTGGTTTACAATTGAACTTGAAGTTGCTTCATGGGCTGTTGGCTGGGAAAAGCTAAGATCTGGCTTTGGTGGCAAGCCAACATTGCGTGTTCCTGTATCGCTTTTTTATGGTGATGAAGATGAATGATCTTGTAAATCACCCCCCGCATTATACAAATGGAAAATTTGAAGCAATTGACATTATTGAAGATGCTATTTCCAGTGCTCCTTCTGATATTGTTTGCGGCTACCTTCAAGGTCAAGCCCTTAAGTATCTGCTTAGAGTGTGGCTGAAGGGTGCTCCACTCGAGGATGCACGCAAAGCTCAATGGTACATCAACCGTCTTATCACTCATCTTGAACCATGAACGCTCCATTCCTGTCCTGGCTTGAAAATGCTGCAATCCGTTTTCTAATTAGCAGCCCCCGCATCAGCATGGTGCATGTGAAGCAACATGGCACCATGGCGGTTTATGGCGTCAAGGATAGGGATGACCCTACCAATGCTGGCATCTGGGAAACGGACAATACAGAGCCAGCGTCAATGCAACTTGAGCGTTTATATCACGCCCCCTTATTTGGTAGAAAAGATGATTAATCTTTACAATGGTCGTGTAATTATTCAGCGTAATTCTTTAGCAGAAAATTGGACTGCAAGAATTAAATTGCCCCATTGTGATCCGGTTGCGGTTGACCTTGGCACATCAGATTTGCAAGCAGCGTTTATTTGCGCTCAATACAATTACTTGGCATTGTATAGCGGTAAATCAGTAGAAGAAATCTGGGAATCATATCAAGGCAAACCTAAATGCTGGTCTTGCATTCACTGGACACCAAGATCTGATGCATGTAGCCTTGGTTTCCCTGAGGCGCGAACCAACAAGGGTCGCTACGCTAGGAAATGCTCGCTGTATGAAGACGATGGAACGGAAGATGCTGGACCGCCTTGAGCGCGGTGAAACACGCTGGATTGATGTGGTTGAGGGCGATGACGGGATGCCATTGTATAGAGCATGCGGCCACAATGGTGCTGTTTGCCGCTATACAGTTGACCTATGGCAAGCCGAAATTTATGTTAACTACTACTGATTGGTCCATGCTGTAATTGCTTCTTCTCGTATTGCGGAATAAAAGCTTTGATCTTGATACCAATCCTTCCAATCTGTATGCTGCTTATGACTATTGCAAGCTAAGCAACAGCTAATCAAATTTGAACGTACAGTTAGCCCACCCTTAACCTTGGGGATGATATGATCCAGCGTTGCCGATCTACCAAGTTCTGCGCAACAATAAGCGCACTTCCACTCCCACGCAAGGTGGATTTGATCACGAAACCGGAGCTTTGCTTCTTTCCTCGGAATTAGGTTCGTCCCGTCGATCTGGTGATCCATTGCAATCCGCTGGCAAGGGGAGCAGTTCGATTTCAAGGTTCAGCACATCATCATCATTGTGGATGAATTCTGTGATCTGTGCGTAAAGGTTGTCGCAAAGCTCTTCTGCATCGGTCTCAGATCGAATCACCACTTGCGCGGTAATTTCCACCAGATACGCTGTCATGTGGGCAAAAGCCGCAGCCCCTATCGTAGCGACCACTACCCACCAAACCATGATCTACATCCTCGACCTTGGCCTCTGGCACGTTGGGCCGTTTGCGACCTACATCGCTGCGCAGCATTGGGCTGAAACCCATGGCGTTGAGAATTACCGGATGATCCCGTTGGATGATCCGGCTGAAGCACCTGCTAAGATCTTCCGCTACCGCCTTACGCTGCCTCCCAGCTAGGCATGACTTGCGGCTGGTTGTTGTAGTGGCCAATTTCGGCGTAGTTGCGCTGCGGGGTTCCTGCTATACGGTGATAGACCACCTGGCCAATGCGCAAACCTGGCCACAGCGCAATCGAATGATGCCGACGCAAGTTGTGGAGTTCCAGCGTCAGGCGGCTGCCGCACCAGCTTGGATCCAGGTAGCCGGCGAGCGCGTGGCTTAGGCCCTCGCGAGCACGGCTGGACTTGAGCACGAACTGACCTGCCACATCGGGGCGCATGTTGAAGATCTCGCGGGTCTCTGCTAGGCAGAACTCACCCGGCGCCAGCCAATACGGATTGGACTTGGTGTTGTGGGAAATGTCGAGGATCTCCAGCTCATGGCGATACATGACCTCGAGCATCAACCGTTCACCCAGCAGCACGTCGAGGCTTGCCGGGTTGAGCAACTCAGGATCAAACGGCACCACCATGGCGTGCTTGCTGCATAGCTCATGGATTTCGTAGTCGGGCAGGATCATGCGATCACACACCACCCGGTACTAGGCCCATCAACCATCCAACGAGGCTCCCAGTTGGCGTAGCTGTAGTGGAGTTTTGATCCTACGGTACTGCCGTATGTGCCGGATACTAGATTCATCTCACCCCATGGATCATTCACCCAGTAACCTTTGGCGTCATAACCGATGATGCATAGCCAGTGCCCACCGCCGCTGGGCGCCGATACCGATCCGTGATGCAGGAACCCAGCGGGGACAGGCTTGCCAGCGTCGATCTGCCGTTGTACCATGGCGCGGTTGCCGCCAGTCTCGAAGCGTGCTTTGATGCCGTATTTTGCCAGTGCCTTCAGTTGCACTGACCCATCAGTGGTATCACCAATGCTGAAGACCGTTTTGATGTAGTCATCATCCGAATGGATGGCGCCTGGCTTCAACGTCATTAGCAGCATGGCGCAACTGGAACTAAAGCAGGTGCGGCTGGCATCGCGGTAATTGTCCCGCTGCGACTGGTATGGTACTGGCAGCGGGTTTGATTGCTTGCCAGCTTGACTCCAGACGATGAACCATGGACGGCTGCGACGCATGGCAACGTCATAGCCATTCAGCCGGATGTCCTGCTCCAGTTCAGCGATCGCTGCAAGCTGATGCGGTAGGTTGCGGTTATTGCGAAAAAGCTGATCTAGGGTGATCGGTGCGGTGTTAGTCACGTTCCCAGGGTGCGTGGATACTCATGCCGCCACCAAGCAAGCGGCTGTCACCAGTCTGCAAGGTGTCATCCATAGGGTGCTCGACGATGATTGGATCGGGAGCCTTAGGTTGCGTTGCGTGCCAGTCAGCTTCAGCTTTATCTAGCTTGGCGGGCAGCGTCAGCTCAAACCACCACTGTCTGATGGCGAATTCAAGCTGACGTTGCCAGCCGGGCTTACCAAAGCTGATTAACGCTTTTTTGCCTTCAGCACGTTCAGGATCTGGAATGCCAGTTGGACAAAGCTGTTGCTCTTGAGGGGGGACAAAGCGATCAGCTCAGACGCTGCTGCAATGCAGATCCAAAATGCCGGATTAGACAGAAAGTCCATCTTAGGGGATGTGATGTGCCTCTAGCTTAGCAATGCGCTGCTCTGCTGTCCCAAGGCGACCAAACAGCTCACGGCGATCAGATCGCATGTCCTCACGGATGGCCGTAAGTTCTGTCGCGAT